GCGCTATTGCGGAATGTGATGTTCGGTGCTGCGATGCGAAACCGTAACGACGCCTTCGCCCTATTCTGTCTCGAAATGAGCCGCCGCGAATTGGATGAGCGCACGCTGTCAGCTCTGACCTATCGCGACGAAGGATGGAGCAGCATCCACTATCAGAACATGAGCGGCGACAAGCTCACGCCTCTTGAGGTGCGACGGCTTCGCGAGTTAGCATATGACGTTCCGGCCAACTTCATCTTAGACGACACGACCGGCCTTTCCGTCGATTATATCGAACGCCGGGTGTGGGCATTGAAGCGCAAAGGCCCACTGGGTGCGGTAGGGATCGACTACCTCCAGATCATGGATCGCCCCAAAGCCGTTGGCCGCAACCAATCGGACGTGCTGGCCGAAATGACCGGGCGCCTGAAACGCCTTGCAAGGCGCGCTGAGGTCGCGATTGTGCTCCTATCGCAAATCAGTCGCGGCGTTGAGGCGCGGGACGATAAGCGTCCGCAGCTCGCAGACCTTCGCGAATCAGGGGCCATTGAGCAGGACGCTGACGCGGTGCTCATGCTCTACCGCGAGTTTTACTATTTGGAGCGGTCCAAGCCCAAGGAAGGAACACCCGCCTTCACCCAATGGGAAATAGACTGCGAGGACTGCAAACACCGGCTTGACGTGATCTGCGCCAAAAACCGGGGCGGCGGCATCGGTTCCGATGAGCAGGAATACATCGCCGAATTTGACGTGATTAGCGATCCGAGACGGGGGTAATTATGAGCACGCATCCGTTCATCCCACTTTACGTCGATGATTTTGAGGCGGCCACGGCGCATCTCTCGCTTGAAGAGGATGGCGTCTATAACCGGCTCATGCGGCTTTGCTGGCGCACGCCAGGATGCAGCATCCCAGCCGATGAAGTTTGGATCGCCCGAAAGATCAGGCTCTCGCCAGAGGACTTCGACCGCATTGCTAGACCGGTGCTGAGTGAGTTTTTCGGGATGTCGAGAGGGCGATATTTTCAGAAGAGATTGCGCGAAGAATACGATGACATATCGCGTAAGATTTCGGCGAGGAAAGAAGCCGGTAAAAGGGGAGGATCGGCTAAGGCTGCAAAAACAAAGGGTAATTCGTCTAGCAATGCTATGATTTTGCTACAAGACACGCGTGCGTTTCCAGAACCAGAACCAAAACCAGATCCATATAAAGAACCCCCTATGGTCCCCCAGGGGACACCGACGCTCAGCCTTCTTCCCGAAGAGCCTTCAAGGCCCGATGAAGTTCAGACCGCTTTCGATCTATGGAACGAAACGGCGACCATGTGCGGCTTAGCGAAGGCTATCGATCTCGACGACAGGCGCCGGGCTGCAATCCGAAAGAGGCTCAAGCAATCCGGCCTGACGGGCTGGAAAGCGGCTCTGGATGCGGTTCGGGCCAGTGCGTTCTGTCTGGGTCAGGTGAAAGCCCAGGAAGGTCGAAAGCCCTTCAAGGCGACGTTGGACTTCGTTTGCCAAGCCTCTTCATTTCAAAAACTGAGGGAGGGGTTTTACGGCGCCGACGCCAAACCGGCGTTAGTGATTGCGGCAAATGCCGCGCCGCTGACCCAAGAACAAATTTGGGAAAAGCGCGTGTCAAAATTCAAGGACGGTGGCCCGTGGCCGATTGATTGGGGCAATTCTCCGGGGCGGCACGAGTGCGAGGTCCCGGTCCATATCCTGGTCAAATACGGGTTCAAAACCCCGGCTGAGATCGCGGAAATGAACGCCAACGTGACGATATTTCCAACCGAACGGAGGGCGTTTTGACCCCGATTAGAACCCTTCCCCGCATCATCGAATGGCGCGGATACCTCGTGGCGATCGGCGAAAACATCGTCGTTCTCCGCAAGGGCAAGCCACCGCTTCGGATGATCAACGGCGGCAAACTGGAGCGCGTCGCATGACCGACCAATCCCCAGAACAACCGTTGGCCCACCATTTCGAGGAAAAGAACGGTCGGCGCTGGCTGGTTGTGATGCACCCGGACGGATGCAGACACATGCGAAATCCGGTTCACAGCGATACTCATGCGGCGATCTGCCTTCCGATCATGACGCGGCTGATATTGGGCGTTGATGCCCTAGACGATGAAAGGCGAGCCCGTATCCGGGCTGCGTATGCTCTGCCATGACCGATCAACCCCAACCCCGCGAGACAATCCGCGCCAGCTCCTACGGCTATGGCTACGGGGAGGAACGTCCGCTGGGCCAGGGGCAGTCAAACCGCGTGAAACAGAGGCGCAAGCGGCGCGAACGGGAATTGCAGAGGGCGATAGAAGAATGAACCGTTCCACCAAATACGAAGACTTTCTGGCGCGAAAGGCGATCGCCGATCCGGCGACGGGTTTAATCAGTTTTCCGCCCCTCCCTGAGAAAATGTTCCCGTTTCAGCGCGACATTACGTCGTGGGCATTGCGCCGGGGTCGGGCGGCATTGTTCGCCGGGACCGGCTTGGGCAAATCGTTCATGGAGTTGGCATGGGCGGACGCTGTTCACCGGGAGACGGGCCGCGACATTCTTCATCTGGCGCCGTTGGCGGTCACCGCTCAGATGGTCCGCGAAGCAGATAAGTTTGGGATCGCAGCTCGCCAGGTCCGCGATCAGGCCGGGTGTTTGTCGGGAACAAACATCACGAATTATCAGAAGATCGAGCATTTCGATTTGTCGCAATTCGGGGGTGTGATCCTTGATGAAAGTTCGATCCTGAAATCGACTGATGGTCATTATCGAACACGGCTGATCGAAGAGTGCGCGCAAATACCGTTTCGGCTCGCTGCGACCGCTACGCCTGCACCTAACGACTTCATGGAGTTGGGCAATCACGCCGAGTTCCTGGGCGTCATGTCCTATACCGACATGCTGGCGACATTCTTCACGCACGATGGTGGTGAAACCCAAAAGTGGAGGCTTAAGGGCCACGCTGAAAACGAGTTTTGGAAATGGATGGCCTCTTGGGCGGTCATGCTCAGAAAGCCGTCCGATCTCGGCTATGACGATGCCGGCTATGATCTTCCGCCGCTTCGCATCCATCAGCACACCGTGGGCGTCGATGACGCTGCGGCCCAACGTGCCGGGTTCCTATTCGCCATGCCGGCTGAGACGCTGGCCGATCGCATCAAAGCGCGTCGGGACACGATACAGGATCGCGTCGCCATGGCCGCTCAGATCACGCCTATGGACCGTTCCGTGTTGTGGTGGTGCAATCTGAATGCTGAGAGCGAAGCGCTTACACGGGCCATCCCTGGATGCGTAGAGCTACGTGGATCAGACAGCGAAGACGAAAAAGAACGCAAGATTCTCGGTTTCTGCGACGGCTCAATCTGGCGAATGGTCACCAAGCCGTCGATGATGTCGTTCGGCGTCAATGCCCAGGTCTGTCACTGGACGGGGTTTGTCGGGCTAAACGATAGTTGGGAGCAATATTATCAGGCTGTGCGCCGGTTCTGGCGCTTTGGGCAAACCGAACCGGTTGATGCGCATCTGATAGCCGCTGAGACGGAAGGAAACGTCGTTGCGAACCTACGCCGAAAAGAAGCCGACGCCGATCGGATGATGGCCTCAATGATCATGCACACCCGCGATCTTTCATCCCAAGCGGTGCGCGGTTCGATCCGCGAAAACCCGCTTTACAATCCACAAATAACGATGGAGTTGCCAAAATGGATAGCCGCGTAGTCAATCAGGTCGTAAACGAACAATTCGCGATTTACGAAGGCGATAGCTGCGAAATTCTGCGCGGAATACCAGGAGACAGCATTCATTTTGGCGTCCACTCTCCCCCGTTTGAAGGATTGTATCGGTTTTCGGCCTTTGATAGGGACGTTTCAAACAATGAAGGGTCTAATTTCTGGGAGGCTTATGGGTTCATAATCTCAGAATTACTTCGCGTGACTATGCCTGGACGCCTTCACTCGGTGCATTGTATGCAGCTCCCGCGATCCAAGACGCGCCATGGCAACATCGGGATGCGTGATTTCCGTGGGGAGATCATTCGCGCCTATGAGGACGCAGGATGGCTGTTTCATTCGGAAGTGTGCATTTGGAAAGACCCTGTAGTGGCCCAGCAGCGCACGAAATCGCTGCGTCTCCTTCATAAGCAGATCATGAAGGATTCATGCATGAGCGGTCAGGGGTTGGCTGATTATGTGGTGACGTTCCGAAAGCGTGGCGAAAATCCAGAGCCGGTGGATGGTAAGTTTGATCAGTGGATCGGCGCCGCACCGGCTGACACCGAAGGCAAGTGGTCCGATGCGCGGACTGCCTTTGGCGTCGATATTAGCCGCGAAGCCTATGATCGCCATGCTCAGGAAGTTCGTGAGGCTGGCGGTTCGGTCTGGCCGTTTGATACGTGGGTTTCCGTGCTCGTTTGGCAGCGTTACGCTTCGCCGGTCTGGATGGATATAGACCAAACTCGGACGCTCCAATATCGAGGTGGTCGCGACGAGAAAGATGAAGTCCACGTTTCGCCGCTCCAGCTCGACGTGATCGAGCGATGCTTGGAGTTGTGGTCAAATCCCGGCGACACGATCTTAACGCCGTTTATGGGCATTGGGTCAGAGGTTTTCGCCGCCGTCGAAATGGGGCGTAAGGCAATCGGAATTGAACTCAAGCCTAGCTATTTCCGTCAGGCGGTCAAAAACCTGGCCCAAGTCGGGATGCGAAATCCCCAATCGTCAATGTTGGACCAATTCGCGGATGAAGACGCCACGCTGTTCGCCGAAGCCGACGAATGAAGCCTCCCCGCCAGCGCTACAGCCGCTCGAACTGCTGCGTCCCTGGATGCGCTCGGTATTCGACGGTGTTCCCGGCTGAATGGCTCTGTGGCGACCACTGGCGCATGGTCCCACGGGATTTGCGGGCAATTCGGGGGCGCATGGTGCGGCGATGGAAGCGGACGGGCGAATGGTCGCGCTCGGAAAAGTGGCCGTCGATTAACCGGGCGCTGGATGGGTGGTGGCGCCGGGTGAGGCGGGCGGCGATTTGCAGGGCGGGGTAGTGTCTCATTTTGAATTTTGAGGCCGTTGACAGGCGTGGCGGGCGCCGCGATCTGAGGCCTCCACACTGGCCGATTGATTCAAATCAGCGCCTCGTATTGACATTTT